TCAACAAAGACATCATGCAGGGCGTGAAGGAACCGTTGAACCCGAAGAAGAAGACACGACGCCCGCAAATCAATCCGCTCGTCAATCCCAACGGAGTGACTGCTGGTGTTGGGGTGCCATCGCAGAATTATCCGAAAAGTCCGAGTGATGAACGCTGCACGATTTGTGACCAGTATGAAAACTCACACCGCCACTCCGTAGGTTGGAGGGATCGTCACGACTTCTCACCACCGCCCAAAAAGGAAAAGCGATACATTGGCGGCCCCAATATGCCTCACGCTGGCGCAAAGACTGCCGACTACTCGCAGCAAGACTGGGAACAGGACGAACAAGCACAATACGCCCTTGATCGAGTGGAAGAAGCTGAGGATGAAGCGAAGCGTTACTTCATGCAGGAAGGCTACATCAAGCAGCTTGCTGAAGAGAACCACAAAACTATGGACGAGATGTGGGAGATGATGGGCGACGAGTACACCGCCGAATTCTACGGTCTTCCGTACAAAACCATACCAGACTACACCGATGAAGAAACGCCCAAGCAGGCTGCGACGGCGAAGGAATGCCCCGGCTGTTTGCAAATTGAAAAGGTTCAAAACGGCAAGTTCGTTACTCACGTGACACGCGGGAATAACGTCTGGTGCAGTGGCTCTGGAAAAATCGCCTCAGAGGAAAAGTCTGAGGTACGCATCCGCTTCAAGGGTAAGGAAGAAATACTGCCCTCGTACAAGCCTGAAGAAATCATGAAGGCAGTGAGACATGCGGAGAATCTGTCAATGGCGAACCCCGGATTTCCTGTGGTGTTCATCCTTGACGAGGCAGGTGTCATCAGCGAGGACACCTACATCAACGGCAACCACGTGGGTGAGACGGTGGAGAAATTCGCCTTCCGGGCGACTAGGTAGAGGGTGTAATGTCCTTTAAGAAAACAGCCAACGCGGTGCTGGAAAATCCGGTTCTTAGCAATGAGGACTGGCACAAGATGTTTGGGAAGCGTGCGTTCCGAGGCTGCCACTTGGACGGAGACCATCCGTTTTGTAAAGTAGCAAGTGCGAAGCTCGCCACAGAAGCGCAGAAAATGGCTGCTGATACTTCAAAATATCTCCTGTCACACGTGACGATCATGAGCAGCGTCATGGTGGAAGAAGAGCCGTTTGACTACCTGATCAAGCCGGAAACCAGCCATCTCGTCAATAACAACGACGATGCTTGGACGAACGAGGTTCTGAAACTGAGCTACCGCAGCTTCGTTGGAGCCTTCAACTTCGTTGAGCATTTCCAGAATAGCAAGTATGCGAAGGGGCACATTCTTGATGCCGTCCTGCGCAAGGTTAACGTCGCCGAGGGTGGTTCAATCTGGGTCTACTACTGCGACATTCTCGTCGCTACCGATGTCACTCATGAGAAGCTGGTTCACGACATCCGCGAGGGGCATGTCCGTTACCTGTCCATGGGATGTGTGACCGACCTCGTTATCTGTTCCTATTGTGGCTCCCGCGTCACCGACGCCAACACGTACTGCAACCACCTTTCTTTTCAGAAGGGTACGTTCCTGGCGGACGACGACGGTGTGCCCCGCCGCATCGCTGAGCTTTGCGGGCACAAGAGCATGGTCAATGGCGGCGTGAAGTTCGTTGAGGCAAGCTGGGTTGCGACTCCCGCGTTCCCCGGAGCGGCAAAAAGGAACATTGTCGCCGAGGAATGGGTGGGTCCATCTACCCCGTATACGCAGAAGCAGTCATCGGTACCCTCAAAATTTGCCATGACAGCCTCAAAAAAGACTGAATACGAAGACCTTTCATTGAGTGAGGCATTGCTTGACGCTGATCTCCTCGGAGACCGCAGAAGGTAATCAATCTATGGCAAACCTGAAGAAAGTACAAGCAGCGATGGCGAAGAAGCAAGCTGACCTGGATATGATGGACGATCAGCTAATGGGCATGCCCGAGATGGCACCCGACGCCCCTGCCGATATGGGCACCTCGCCCGAGTTTGATCTCCTATCCGAAAAGCGCGAAGAACTGGAAGAAGAGATTCGCCAGATGCGCGAAGGCGTAGAACTTATCTCTCAGTGGGAAAAGTTCAAGGACGGTCCGTGGTCTGAACAGATCAAGGGCTTGCTGGGCGAAATTGACATTGAAATCAGCGACATCGCTGGTGGCGAAGTCGCCGCAGCCGATGAACTTGGCGGTATGGGACCCGGCACACCTGCACCCATCGGGGCACCCGCTCCCGATATGGCAGCCCCGCCCGCCGACGCAGCAATTGCTCCAGCCCCAGAAGCACCTCTTGCCGAACCCGCCCCGGCAGCCGAAATTCCCGCAGAACCAGTAGCGGAAGCAGCCCCGCTAGAAGCCCCAATGGCATCAGCAAAGGCTGGAAATACCCCAGTCACAAAGAAAAACAGCTACGCATCCCCTGTTAAGAAGGGCGTTTCTGCCCGTTCTGACATGAAAAAGGAAGGCTCTAACATGGCAAATACGACCCCAGCCAAGGCTTCAGTTCAGGAGAAGCTGGCAGAAGTCAAGACCAAGCGCGAGGCAATTAAGCGCGAGGCACAGCAGCGCGTCGCGGCTGCGTGGACTATCGCTAAGACGATGCTCCCGACCGCCCCGGCAGAAGTCCAGAAGAGCGCCGCTTCCAGCCTGCTCCAGAACAGCACTCGCGTCCTGAGCGCGATGCTTCGTCAGACGGCAAAGAACGCGCACTATTCCAAGCTCGCCGAAACCTTCAAACAGGTTCACAAGACGGAACTCAACGAGTTCCTGACCGAAGGCGAAGACCTCTCCTCTCTCAAGTCCTCCGTTGCAAAAGAACTCAGTGGTGATCCCAAGAACGCGGCAGCCAAGACAGCCGACGACCGCGCCGATGCAGGTCCTCAGACCGAGACGTACAACGACGGTCGCGGATGCGGCGGTGGCAAGCACACCGAACCGAAGCCGATGGATGCAGGTTCATCCGCATCGCAGACGGAAGCCGCAGGACGCCCCGAGAACACGATCAACAAGTCCGAAGGCGACGGCAAGGCAGCTTCTAAGGCAGCAGCAGCGCCGAAGAAGGCTGAAGCCGAGTGCAAGTGCGAAGGTCCTTGCAAGTGCGGAGCGAAGGAAGCCGCAGCCAAGGTAGCCGACGATCTACCGATTGATGCTCCCGCAGCAGAGGAAGCACCAGCCCCGATTGAAGAGGCTCCGATTGGCGAGGAAGCCCCGATTGAAGAAGCCCCGATTGAAGAAGCCCCGATTGAAGAAGCCCCGGCAGAGTTGCCGATTGACGAAGGTGCCGAAGGCGACACCGCAGGCGAGATTCTCAGCGACGAAAAGAAGATGGTCGTCGAAGAGAAGATCGAAGAGGCGCAGGAAGCTATCAAGGCTCTTGAGCAGGAGATTCTGCAAGAGGGCGAAGAAGAACTTGACCTCGCGCAGGTTTTCAACGAGGAAGACATGGAAGACAAGGTCTCCTCACTCGCGAACGAAGGCGACGAGCACACTGCTGGTAACGGCGAAGAGTTCTTCGCACCGTCCGCAGCAGAGAGCATGGAAGCCAGCCTTGACGATACGCAGATCGCGTCAATGGAAGACTTCTTCAGCTTGCAGGGTTCCGACTCCGATCCTCTCCGCGCACTAATCGCAGGCGAGGTTCGCACCGCAGCCGAAGTTGCTGGAATGGATGTGGTTCCGTCCTTCACTGGCGAAGCTGCAAAGCACTTTGAGTCCGAGACCTCCGACGCAGATAGCCGCGACAACGAGAACGATCACGACGGCGACCTGTTCGCAGAAGCCATCGAAGATCAGAAGCCCGAGGACGGCGGTTTCAAGCGCGTCAAGCAGGACGAGACCAACGTTCTTCAGGCACCGAAGTCAGCCAAGAAGACAGCATCCGCAGCCGCTCCCGCAAAGGAAAAGGGCGCTCCGGTTATCAAGAAGCTCAAGAACGTCACCGCATCCGAGCAGAAGCCGTTTGACATCGCAGGCGCACTGCTTGGCAACGACGAATTCTAACCCTAGCCGAAAGGCTATATCCGAAAAGCCCGGCCACAAGCCGGGCTTTTTGCTTTTAGCGTGACTGCCTTCGTGGGAGTTTCATACGCTTCGCCCAGTTGAAGAGAGTCTGCGGATACACGCCGATCTTCTCCGCCATCTCGGCGTAAGTGTACACGCCCTCCGCGTGCATCGTGGCGAATTCCCACATCTTGGTTTCGGGCCAATTCTTGCACACTCTCCGGTGCGCCCCGTACACGCCTTTGGTCACCTGTTTGAACTCGGCACCGCAGTCCGGGCACGTGAAGTCTTGCAGCTTGGCGTTCTCGATTTTGTTCACAGCGCGTGCTACGGATGCTTGCTTGCGACGCATCGTCTCATCCCAAGCTGCGGACATCTTGTTTCTAGTTTCAGCGGAGGTGACTTTCCCTTTGTGGGTCTGGCTGGCGACTTTCTTTTGTAAAACGGAAGTAGGTCTGCCCAATGCTTTCTCTCTGATCTTTTGTCTTACCTCATCAGTTCCGGCGACGCCTTCGCCGCCATGGGTCATGTTGTAGCCGTTGGGGGCAAGTGTTCCTAGTTCTGCAATGAAACGACACTCCAAGGAATTCAATTCATCAACAGTGGTCGCCTCGGCGAGAATTTCAACTGAGAAATTCTCAGCGCCGTGCTTGCGGATCGCCCGGTACAGGTACTCTTGCTTTTTGGGGTTCCGTGCGTTACCGCGATGGTCTGCCCAGCGGGCTTGCACGGTCTTCTCGGTCTTGCCGACGTACTTCTTGCCGTCTAGGAGGTTGGTGATGAGGTATACAGGCATCTCTGTATAATACGGGCAAAGCGATAAAATCACCAGTTAAGAAATCTTTCTTTTTTCCCTTCCCTTATTGTAACCGTGCTCGACTATAGTCCCACTCGCCCCCAAAGCGACCGGATTGGTTAAGCACAAACTCAAGGTTACTTTTTCGACCTCAGATCATAGGAGAGAGACAAATATGTCACTCAAATTAACCTACTACGGTCAGAACGATTCGGTCAATTGCACTCCGGCCGTTTTCCTGACTGGCGATCCGGGTACTGACCAACAGACTCTTACCTCCGCTGGCTACTTTGGCGGCGTCATTGTCGCGATCATCGACTCGACCGCATCACTGACCGCTCCCCTCGCTTTCCAGCCGTCGTATGAACCCGCAATGGGTTCCATCGGCAACATCGTCCCCGTTGACGCGGGTGCGGGCGTTGCTTATGGCGTCGGCAAGGGCAATATCCCGTTCGCAACACTGCTCAACGGCCCCGGCGAATTCGCTGGCGCTATCGGGCCTTCTGGCTCCCGCAAGGCACCTGTTGTCCGCGCACTCTGGCAGGGCAACGTTGACTTTCAGGGGTACGACTCCGCCTCAGTTTTCCACCTTGGACAGTACGTCTACGCTGGAAGCACGGCGAACGCAAACATCGGCAAGTACGCCTCTCAGGTTGTTGGCGTGGCTGTCGGCATCTGCACGCACGTCCCCTCGGCTTCCGAGCCTTGGTTGGGCGTAGCGTCGCTCCTGTAAGGGGGATTCGACTAAGACAACTTCTTAGGAGAGAAAAACACCATGGCAAATCTATCACGCACTCAGCAGCAAACCGCAATGCTCGGTCAGCTTCTCAAGACCGCTGGCGGACGTCAGAAGCTCGCAGCCTCGTTGGGTCCTTCCCTCCGTCGCCGCCGCGACTACATGTCCATCGCCCGCAAGGCATTGATGGTTGAAACACTCCCAGACGGCGCACTGCCGATCTACGATAAGGAATTCGACACGGCCGCAATGACGGTCGGCTCCACGCCGGGTTCTTCCTTCGTTGAGGCATTCGTGGTCGGCGAGGAAGGCGGGGACATCGTCCGCGTCACCAAGCCGAAGCGCGTCACCGTCCCGACGTTTGAAATCGTTTCCAACCCGATGATCCCCATCACCCAGATCAAGGAGCGCCGCTTCGACCTCGTTGCCCGCTCGCTGAACCTGGCGAAGGCGGAAGTCGGAGCACAGGAAGACGCATACGTGTTCTCCCTGTTCGACGCAGTCGCAACCGCAGCGGCAACGCACGCGGCAAACGACCCGGTATACAACCCGGACATCGCGATCAACGCCCCAATCGACATCAACTCGATGGCGGACGGCTTTGGTCAGGTGCAGCGCCACGACTTGTCGGTTGCGTTCGTGTTCTTCAACCCACGCGACTACACCGACCTGCTCAAGTGGACTCAGCAGAACATCGACCGCGAAACACAGCGCAAGCTCCTGAAGACCGGAGTTATGGGCTACCTCTGGGGCGCAACACTTCTCCAGTCGCGTAAGGTGGGCTACGGTTCCATCTACATCCTCGCGGACGCAGAGTTCCTCGGCGTCATCCCCGAGCGTATTCCGCTCACGGTGATGTCGGCCGACCGTCCGGACCTCCGCCAGATCGGTTTCTCGATCTTCGAGAACCTCGGCTTCTTGGTCTTCAACCCGTCAGGCGTTCAGCGTCTCACGGTCAACGGCCGCTTCGTCGCGTCCAACAACACGGGCGAGAACTAAACCTCTCGTTCCACTGGTTCACCGAAGGGCAGCCTCAAAAGGGCTGCCCTTTTTGTTTTTTTGGTGACCCCAAATCTCCGTTTGCCCACTTTTCCTTCCATTATTGAGTATTTAACCTACTAGGGAGACCCAACCTTGCAAAGATCGTATTTAGTCAAGTCACCCGTCCATTTCGCTGACCTCGGCTTTTTCGTTAAAGTCGGGGATATTCTGGTACACGATACATCCAATTCCAACAGACTCACCGTGTACCGCAATGGGGAAGTGGTTAAAGCCGTCAAACAGACGACTTTGGGGCTTGCCGCGATGCAGAAGAGTGGGTTCATTGAAGAGATGACCCAGCAGGCTGCCAAGGTGGCTCCCAAAGCGCCTCAGAAGCCCGTGGAGGCTCCCAAGCCTGTCGCCAAGAGGGAAGACCTCAAGCCAGCCCCCAAGCCCGTCCCAGCCCCCGTGGTGAAGAAGGAAGAGCCTAAACCGGAACCCAAGAAGGAAGAGGCTAAGCCTAAATCCAAGCCCGAGGACGAGGAATGAAGCGCTGGTTCGCATTGATTCTACTCGTTCTTGGGTTTGGGGTCAGTTCGGTGCGGAGTCAAGAACTGCCGGACGCGCCAAAGCCACAGCCGAACTTGGCGACAAAGCAAAGCCCTATCACCTACCCGTTCAGGGCGACCGGAAGCACGCTAAAAGACGTGGTTACCTTCAAGGATAAGCAGTTTTCGGCGGTGGCACTGTTCTACGTCGGATCATACGCGGCGGACATGGTCTCCACGAAGGAAGTGTTTGACAGATGTTTGACCTGCCGGGAGGCTGGTGCGTTCTTCACGGGGACTCGGGATACGGGAAAGTTGGCTTTGGCGTGGGGGGCTGTAACGGTGGTCAACATAGTCGTGGCGCATGAGTGGAAGAAGCACGTCCACAATCGCGTCCTTCGCGATCTTTGGTCTGTCGGGATGCTGTATCAAGCGGGTAACCACATAGATGCAACGGTGGATAATTCGGGGATTAAATGAGCTTTCAACGTGCCCAGAACTCCGCGTAAAAACCAGTGGAACCGCGCTGCCGCGAAATGTGGCGGGCGCTGCTGGTACTGCGGCGTGATGCCCGACCCAGAGACTCTCACCGTTGACCATGCTACGCCTCGGTCACGGGGCGGTAAGAACCGGGACAACAACTTGTTGCCAGCTTGCGAGTACTGCAACAATCTCAAAGACTGCCTCACCCTGAGCGAGTTCCGCAAGTTCGTCAAAATTCGCATCTCCCGTAACCTAACCGCTCTCGGCTATTGTAACTCCAGCGTGCGCGTGGTGTTCTGGGGCGAGGGCAATGATTCGCCCTTCGCCTACTGACTTTCCGCTACTAAAGCAGAGGGCAAAGTGCGCTTATGAGCGAGGTTTCCCCAATCCTGATGGCAGAATCGGTAAACACGGAACCCATCGAGATCACAGGGGCTTTCGTGACGATACCGCTTTCCGCTGCCGTGGACGTTGTGGACGGCGTCGGCAATCGTGCGGTGAAGACAGCAATCTCCTTACCTGATCTCGTCCGTCAAACTAACGCCTTTTCCAAAAAGTACAGGGGCGGCTGCCAGCCGCGTCTGCTGGACTCAAACCCACGTGCGCTCTTTCTCCACTACAACGTGAAGTGCAACAAGGAAGACAGCGATCCGGCTGGTCACGATGTGCGTGTGCAGTTTGATGTGTCAAAGGTGCAGGAAAGCCAGAAGGCAAAAGACCTAGACGTTCAGGTGCAGTGTTCGTGTCCCGCGTTTCTCTATTGGGGTGCCCAATGGAACTTGCATCAGCGCGACGGTCTACTCGGTCCGGCACGCCCTGCACTGCAAGCGCCGAAAGAACGCCTTGACCTCCGGGGAAACTACGTCATCTGCAAACACATCCATGCAGTGTTTGAACGCATCCTGCCCAGCGTGCAGCACAACATCGTGAATATCCTCCGCAAGCGCGAGGTGGAACGGCGCAAGCTGGAACTTGAAAACAACCCAGAAAAGCTCCAAAAGCAGAAAGAACGGGACGAGAAAAAGAAGAAGATTGAAGATGTCCGCAAGACGAAGAACAAAGAGATCAAGCAAAAGCTGCTGGACGCGCTGAAGCAGGAAGAGGAAGCGCGGATGATGCACGAGAAGGAACTTGAAGATCAGGTGCCCGAGACGGTTGAACGCACGGAGCCTGCAACCGCACCGCATGAGGCTCCGAAGAAGCCCGCACCTGCACCAGAACTGCCCGAACAGCCGGAACAGGAACTTGCCGACATCAACGAGCTTACGGACGAGGAAGAGAAGAGGATTGAGGAACTTCACAAAGAAAACAAGCCGCACATCCACAAGGGGCTGCCCTACGACACGGAGGAAGGCGGCAAGAAATCTTCAAAGCACGCCTCAACAGATGAGCCTGGCTTGCTCTGGCGTGCGCCGGAAGACAATCAGAGTCACGACTATCAGCCCTCGTGGGACTACGAGCCGCGTGCGAACAGCGACCCGGAGCTTGCGAAGATCGCAATACAGGCAGCAGCGGGGATTTACAGGAACACCAAAGAACCGTTTGAACTTTGGGATGTTGATATGGCCGAGCGTGGCGCGGTCGGAATGTACATCAACGGCACATGCGGGTTCCCTGTGGTGTTCGTTGATCTTGAGGCACACCGTGGATACGAAGACCAGATTTTCAAAACTATAGACCACGAACTGAAGCATGCAGTGCAAGACTCTGAGGGTCGGGACTTTGACGAAGACGAGGCGGAGGAAGACTGATGTTCGTTGAGACCAACCTGCCTTACCCCAACAGAATTCAGATCGTGCTCGCCCCATTCATCGGCCCCTTCGCGCAGGACGGTCCTCTCGGTTCGTTTGATCCGCGACGCGACTTGGAAGTGTACGTTGACGGCACGCTACAAGTGGTGCAGACGTTTTCGTACGATGCCGTAAACAACCGCTATCTTCTTTTCATGCAGAATTCCATCAACACTCAAGGCGTTGTTCAAGTCATCTTCCATGTGTCGTCGCCGTCGTTCCAAGGCGGAGCCGAAGCCACGGTTGCCGCGACCTCCGCCAGCACTAGCTCCGCGCTGGGCTGGGCTGCGCACACGAACTACTCCTTGGGGCAGACCGTCGTTGACATCAACGGTAACTTGGAAACTGTCGTGGGAGTCATCGGCGGAAACGAGACAGGAACATCGGGCGCTTCTACTCCCGCTTGGGGTACGACCACCGGAGCTACGATCAGCGACAACAACCTGATTTGGGCAGTCCATGTGTACCAGCAAACGGTGACGGGATTCGGGGTTTTTGACAAGTCCGCGCAGAATGGGGGATCGGCTACCCCCCTTACGACCAGCCCCCTAGCGCCTGCGAACGTAGCTACGCTGGCTTTGCTTGCCGCGAGTGACGGCGGTGTGTCGGTCGCCTCGGGCTGGACAGACTTCGGGGCAATAGCGGGCGTATCGGCTGGGCTATTACAACTCGCGAGCTTCGCGACGCCTTCCCCGATCAGCGTCACGACGACCACAACCACTCGGTGGGCGAGCAACCTGCTGCTCTTTGCTGGAAGCGGGCTTGCCTTGACTGCCTCCGTCACTTCTGTCCAAGTGGCATCCAACGTGCTTACCCTGACTGTAACAGCGCCCCAATACATCCCCGGAACTACGCTTTCGTTTTCCGGCTTCGTGAGCGCCGTGTTCCTCAACGGGCAGCATGTTGTGATCTTGACCAACAGCGGCACGCATATCACAGCGGCGTTTACCCACGCCAATTACGGACCTACGGGCGACAGCGGAACGGTGACCTATCATCCCTACTTGCAGTCCGTGACCATAAACGGTCTCGTGAGCACCAGCGGAACGTACACCAATTCATTTCCTAACCCCGTGCAAGCCGGAAGCACAATTTTGGTCGTCGCTATAACGGGCGACAACAATGCCCGTGCCGACATCACTGCGGTCTCGGACGGACACAGCGGTTCCTACACCATTTTCACCGCGTTCAGCCCCGGTGGACTCCCGGCCAACCGTCCGGGGTCGTCGGTTGCGTTTACGCAAAATGTTCCCGGTGGCGCATATACG